ACAGTAGCGTTTGAACTTGATGCACTAATGTATTGCGGACTTCTTAATAATTTATTACTCATTGTTTTTAAATATTGTTTCTTGAATGTCTTCTGCAAACGCAAAGTTCAATTCTTTGATTAAATTAGTTTTCATTTTATTAAACGGATTTGTAAAAAAGTTTGTTGTTTTAATACCGCTTAAATAAATGCTTCGGCTTATTAAAAACGTTAATGACTTTCTAGGGATAAATTGTCCTTTTTTATTACGTGCGCTCATTATTGGTTTACTTACAACCCATTTATCTATTGCTCCGCGTAAGCCACCTTTTTGACCGGTACCGGATCCAAACCTAAATTGACTTGTTGGAGCTTTATTAATACCAAACCATTTTGCGTTTCTAGGCAATTTGTTAGGATTTGCTCCTTGTACACCTTGATCAACAAAAGAGCCATAATCTGTTCCTAAAAATATTATTGCGAATCCGTCATCTTCTACTTCATAACGTAAACTATTGGATAATTCCCCAACTTTATTTTCTTTTTGTAAATTTTGTTTAGACTCTGAAATTACGTTTATTGACGAAGCTTCGAGTCTTGCTTTCATTTCGTCTAACATATATAAATATCGTTTTTAACTATTATACTGACGTTAAGACTCCACCCGGCTAACTCATTTTCAAACCTATCGTAAAACGGATTAAAAGAAACGTCAGTTGTAACTTGATACATATCCTCGTATAAATTCCCGGATCTCATTCTTTCAACTAATCTATTGCCAACCGCTAGTTGTGTATTAAGAATATCCATTTCATTAGTCGCACCTGTGAATTCGTTAACGGGATCCGCTTTGCTTATGTCTACAATATCGATTAAGTAAATCTCAAAGTTATAAGTCATAGTTTGACCGCTTTGTATTACGTTATTCATTACGATATGAGACAACGGAAAAATAGTTTGTTTAGATAAATCAACTTTTGTAATATCGCCAAACGTTACTGTATTAACGTCGGGATCCGCTAGTAATTGTTTTTCAAGCTCCGTCATTATTAAATAATAACTTCTGACTCCTCTTTTATCGCTCATCTTTTTTTGTTTTGTATTTTAATATTTTGCATTTCTGTTTTGTCTTTTATATAACTTAATGCGGTTAAACAATAATGAACGTTCATATTAGTTACTTTATCTAATTGTGTCACGTCTTCTTTGGCTAGTCTCCAAATGGAGTGATACCAACCGTATTTAACATTGAAGTTCGCTTCTTGAGATAAGTCCGTTTTTGTTCCGGAGTCAAAGAGCGAATCATAATTTTTACCAAGTCGTTTTCTAAAGTCCAAAAAAAAAGCATCGAACTCATTACTACATTCAAAGGCATCTTCTTCATTAAGTCCCAATACGAATCGCCTTTATAGTCTTCAATATCGTATTTACCATTGAAGCTAGTTAATACCGGGCGATATAAAACCGCCATTGCTTTATGCATATTATCCCAATCGACTATGTATTTATCTAAGTCGACGTATTCTCCAAACGTCATATCGTCAAGTTGCGGAATAAATCCAAACTCTGTATCGTTGTATCGCCATCTATTAATTAACGCCGGTTGTTCTTTAAGGGCGTTGTTAATCCCGTCACAGACTTTATAAACGTCGCTCATACGTAGTTTGTAAGAATCTGATACAGGTACCCCACAAAAGATTTCTAACATCTTTAAAGCGATTATGTCTTCTTTTTGATTTTCGTCCGAGCAATCTTTCATAAACCTTTGATATTGCTCCAACGTAATATCTTGCATTCGTTGTGGTATTTTTACTTTTAATTCCATATTGTAATTGTATAACGTTAAAATAATTTTTTTTAAAAAAAAAGAGGCAGTTAATAACCACCTCTAATTTACAACAATCTAAACTAAAACAAAACCTAGTCCAATAAAACCATATAAGCTTTCGGACTATACTGTCTAAACCAATCGCAACCTTTACGCACTTCGTCCCAAAAGCCTAGCATTTCTGCTCCTTTCGTTAGATCGTACATAGATAATTCAATTTTGTTTAAATAAATACTTTCATTTGTGTAAGGATTTTTTACGTCCATACCGTTTTCATAAATTACACCGTTAAACCATTTAGGTACCGGTTGTTTCTCAGCTACTGCCATAATATAATTATAATTAAAATTATTAATACAATTAGAGCTAAGGCAAAAAGCTTAAGTGACGCAACGTATTTTAAATCACTACGGCCTTGCCTAGATCTATATTGACGTAAAACTCTTTTACGATTTTTTATTTTAAATTCTTTTTCAGTCATCGCATTCTATTATATGTGCATCGATTCCCGCTCCGTTTAAATTAGCGTCTTCAAATTTATAACGGTTAATTCCAAGACCTTTAATATGTTGATAAATATTAACATTATCGCCCCATAGAATTAATTGAAGCATATGTAGTTTTTGATGATTATTAAGATTATTATAAATCTCAATCGTTTTTTGTCCTAGTAGTTTTTTTCCCATTACGATAAACTTTTTTCAATTCTAGTTTTTTCACTAGGGTAAATATCGATTTCAGTTTTTATAAAAGCTACTCGAATCTTTTCAATACTTTCTTCAATAGCTTTAACACGTTCGATTTGTCTAGGACTAAGATCAGTTAACTCTTTAAGGAACCACGCTTCGTGTGCAATAGTAGCAATAGCATCCGCGTATACGTTAATTAACTCCGATTTTTTTTCTTTTAAGGTATTTTCTATATTTTTTCTCATAACTAGAAGTTACGAAATTTATGCGAGAAATCCTAATTAATAGCTATGGTATTCCATATCACCGCAAGTGTAACAATACCAAACGAAACCGTTTTGTCTACTGCCTTGTTTGTATTTAATTCCTTTATTACAATGCTCACAAAGTTTTGCTTCACTTTTATATTCCCTATCATCTAATTGCATACTTTCCATAATTTGGTCTAGCTAGTTTATTGTAAATTCCGTAACGTATTGAATCGATACTGTGATTAAAAGCGTCAACCGGTTTGTTTAATATAATACCATTTTTGTCTTCTGCCCATTTATAGTTCCGAAATTCTTTTATTGTGTTAAGTGAATCTTTTGTGATGTTTATTGTAAATCGTTTTAACATATCTATTCCAATGTTAATCGAGTCCCGGCCTTTTGTACTCGGTTTTATATTCCAACCGAATCGGTAAAGCTCGTCAATAGTTTTTGGCTCTGCGGAGTCGGCAAATATTTCGTCACGCTTTCCAACTTTTAATCTTGTAAGCTCATTGTGTATATCTCGATTCGTCATACCTGTTCTATAAATATGCTCTTTAATATACAAATTTGTATCGGATTTAAAAATAGCAATTAATGTTGTTGGATCATTTGTGTAACCAAAATCCATACCGTATGAAACAAACGATGCGTTTTGTGGAATACTATCAATTAATATTGGTTTAAAAATAATAGCTAAGGAGCTACCAATTTGACCTAACCCATAAACTCTCCAATAGTTTTCGTCAGTTGATCTTAATAGTTCAATTTCTTTTACAATGCTTGGCTCTAAAAATCCGTTGTCTTTATACGTCGTAATATGAAAGTCAGCGTCTGTCCGGGTTTTAACTTTTTCGTAAATCCAATGAAATTCATCTGACGGATTATAGTCAAGTATGATTCTCCCGGTAGTTCTAAAAACTAATTGTTGCCAATCTTCCCAATGTAACTCGTTTGCTTCGTTAACAAATAGCACATCTCTTTTACGTCCACGTACCTTTTGCGGACTGTCTAAGCTTATAAATTCAATAACGTTTCCGTTTAGTCTATATTCACTTGAAGATTTGTTATGCGCTTTCTCATCGTATAAATTATAGTTTCTTAATATTTCTATAAAATCTCGCATTGCCGATACTCTAAGAGCCGGGTAAGTTTTTCGACAAATAGTAATTGTTTTTTTTGTATGTCTTAATGCGTAGCTAAATATTAGCCACATTAAAATATTGTAAGTTTTACCGGATCTCGTCCCGCCTTGTTCAATTACTATCCTCTTCGAACTGTTTTCTAAGTGATTCCAAACTATGTTCGTTTTTATTTTCTTCATTTGCAAAATCAAATACTTCAATTCTAAATTTATTATTATCGCCTGTATCAATTTCTTGACGCTCAATATACCCTCGACGTTTTCCTTGAGTCTTTAAATAAAATATTATTGACGTTTCTTTATTGTTTTTAATACATTCTAATAATTTACTTTCTGCAAAATCTAATGCAAAGTTTTTTATTTCTTTTACATTAGTCGCATAGTCTTCGTCCTCTTCTAACCAACGGTAATGCGTTTGTCTACTTATACCGACTTTGCCACAAGCTGCGCTTACAATACCGATTGAGTTTTCCAAAGCTTTAATCATTGCTTCCTTTTGTAGTTTTGTTTTCTTCATTTCTTTTTTTATTTAACCAATTTCCTTGATGATCGATGACCGTATAATTAAGCTCGACTAACAATTGTATTGCGTCAGTAACTTTTTTTGCTTCTTTTCTATAATGATCAAATATTTGGTTTTCAAATGCGTTATGTTTTTCTGGCATATTATTTCTTTTTTATATTGTCACTTTTAGTCACTTTTTTATATACAATGTAACTAACGATTGCAACACTAATGCAAACGGGACACGGGTGTAAAATTGCTATATTCATACGAAATCTGCTTTATTAACTTCAATCTCTTCTAAACAATGCGGACACAATATAGTGTTAAATTTTTTTATATTCTCTTCTTCATTATAGTCATATTTGTTTTCAAGCTCGTTTTTCTTTTTTTCTACGTCTTCGTATGTAACGGGATCCATACCCCAACCTACTGAATCGTCAAGCCAATTACTTAAACTTATATTATCAAAATACGATTGCATTTCTTCAACGTTTCCAATTTCTCTTAACTCAACCATTAGATCCTCATTGTCCCATATAGTCAATTCGTGTGTTTTATTATCGGCTATTCTATATTCTTTTGCTTTTTGTGGACTCAAGTCTGTGACTATACACGGAGCTTCGTTATGTCCTAATTGCATTAAAGCTCGAAACCTAGCGTGACCGGTTATAATGACGTTGTCTTTGTCTAATACTAACGGTTGATTAAATCCGTATGACTTTATACTTTTCTTTAAAGCTTCAACGGTTTTGTCGTTTTTTCTAGCATTACGCCAATACGGTTTTATTTCAGACAGTGATATTTTCTTTATTTTCATCTTTATATTTTTTCTTTATTTCTAATTGTTTTTTATGTTCCCAAGCGTTTTTGTATTTAGCGTCTGCAAATAGTTTACTAAACCCGGTTATGTGTTTTAATCGTATTAACTCTTCGGCTTCCATTCCTAGCTCCTCGCAAATGTCTGCATCGTCCCAACCGTTGTCTAACATTCCAAATACAATATTACTCATTCCTTTTATTGAGTGTTTGCCTCTCGCTCTATTATGCCTAATCGTTGAGGCCATACGATCGTTAATGTCTTTATCTAATACAACTATTGGTAATTTATTATGGTTTCGTTCCCGGACGTCATCATAACTTTTGCAAGTTAAATATCTATGAAAACCGTCAATGATTATATATTTGTCTTTATCCTTATCGTATATTGTTACAACCGGTTGCGTATAACCGTCGTGACTAATAGACGTATGTAATAGCTTCATTTCGATTTTAGCAACGCTATTAGGGTTGTAATCGTTTGCTTGAACTTTATCTATATCTACCCATTTTACGCGGTTTACAGGTTGACTTTTTAACGGGCTGATTTTATGTAATAAATCTTTTATTGATTCGATAAATTCTATTTTGTTTTCTGATGCGTCAAATTCTTTTGTTAACGCAACGGCTAGTCTTCCACTTATCTTTTTATCCATTTGTTGTTTATTGTGTATTTGTTTTCGATACCCGTCTCTTTATGTTTACGCCACCAAGCTAATTCGGGACGTTCAGTAAAATTTCTAATCTTTACAAAATCGTGATAATCGTTTGACAATATTGTATTAATCATAGTTTTTGTTAACTTATCTTTTCCGTTTAAATTTTCATATTGTTTATCTAATGCTTTCCATTTTTTTATACAACGATCCCGGTCTTTATCTTTGTCAATTAATTTTTCAGTTAAATAGTCTCGGTACTCTTCCCAATCTTTAAACATAAAAGGAAGCTCCTTAATAAAATAATCATCTTTATTCATTTTACCGGCCGTACTTATACCGGACATTCTTTTAGTTAAAGCGTTCCAAGTATCTTGTTCTATGTCTTGTAAATAAAATAATGATTCGATTGCGGTTTCGTGATGCAAATTACTAACTCGCATATTTCTTATATTGACTCCGTACATATATTGGTAATCGTATATTTTACAATATGGCCATTGTTCATCGTGTATTGCTTTCCAAACATCAGTATAACTCCAATCGTATATTGGATAAAACGTATAATGGTTAAGCTCCGGGTTTAATTTTTTTCCCCAAGTTATCCATTTATAAGTAGCATCTTGAGTCATAGCAACGTGACGTCTAGGACTTTCTTCACTTCGGACTCCGCCAAGTAAACAACTTCTAGTCTCGGGAAACTCTGTTTTAAATATTGCATTGTATAATTCATAAAAACGGTCTGTACCATATTTATTTTCTTTAATAGAATAATCAACGTATGGACGCATATGTTCCGCTCCGTGTTCCCAAGCCGTAATCCATTGATTTTTATTAGAAGTTGAATTAAATATTTTAAATGGTATTTGCATCCACATAGGATCTACTCTTTTGTCTTCCATTATTGTATGCATATAATCAATTACGTTTTGCCATTCCGCTTCTTGATCTATAAACATAACTTTTAACGGTAAACGATTTTGCTCTTCCGCTATTTGTAAAGCTAAATTTAATACAACTGTGCTATCTTTACCACCCGAAAACCCAACCACCACGTTGTCAAACTCTTCGAACAAAAACCGTACCCGGTTTAATGCTTGATCATAAACATTGATTTTTTTATAGATTTTCATTTTTTATTAGCTTTATGCAAATTTCTAGCATTTTGATTTACATCAACGTCTGCCGGTATTTTATAATTTGTTTCGCCTAAAACCGTTTTTCTAATCTTTGGCACAAAATTAATAAATTCACTACACATTAGTTCAATTGGATTTTCTCTGTTAAATTGTTGCATTCCGTCGCTTCTTAAAACAAAATGTAAAGCAACGCTTCCTTTAAAAGCATAATTTGTATATCCATTTATATAAGTAGTTAAGCTCCAGGCATTGTCAAATTTGGTTGGGACTTCGGGTAAAGTTCTCATTAAATTTGCTATCGTATTATTGTAAACCATACCGCCACCGTTATAACATAGTATTTGTTTTTTATATATGTTTTTAAGCTTTGGAATTTTTATGTCTAAAATGTTTTGCGTTCTTGCCCAATTTGTTAAAACAAAACCGCAATCTTTTTCTTTAATTTTTTTTAATGGTGATGAGTAATCTGTTTGATTTACCAATAGCATATCATCATCTAAATTTATATAAGCATCGTATTTAATTAATTTTAATAATCGTAGTCTGGCCGTATGACAACCTAATCTTTTTGGTTCATAAAATACGTTTTTAATACAATTTTTATTATTTGTATAATTTAAAAGACTTTCATATTGTTTTTTTGTTCCTTGAAACATTATATTAATATCGTAATTGTCAAAACGTTTTTGATTTCGTATGCTTTCTAACAAAGCGATTAATTCTTTTACTCGTTCGCCAACTGTTATTATTACAAAAGTTATTTCCATAGGTATTGTACTTTAGTGTAATTTTTATATTGTTTAATAATTCTAGCACCATTTTTTAAATGATAGTTTATAGACATTTGAGTACAAGTTAATTCAATTTTTTTTATGCCTTTACATTTTAATAAACTTACTCGATGATTGTACAACTCTTTATAAATTCCTTTATTTCTATATTCCGGTAAAACATAGGAAGTTCTTAAAATTGCTTTGTTAGTTAAAACATCGTAACCTGCAAAACCGCATAGTTTTTTTTTAATAAAATAACCAATATAATTTGTGTTTTCGTTAAATATTAAATTGTGTTTTTTACCGTCTTTATGATAAATTTCAGTATCAAAATATCGAATTGGTTTAATCATTTTAATTTTGCTTTATTAATTAATTTTGTTTGATCTAAACCATAACCCATCGTCCAATATTTATAGCCGTCTAAATGAAAATATTTTTGTTTGAATTTAAAAAAATATCCAATAACTGAATTTTTACGCATATATTTTACGACTTCGATAAATTCTTTATCATTCCAATTTGCTCGTAAAGTATACGAATGAGGGTGTTGTTTATATCTAGCACTTGTAGCTTCTCGGTATATTGCGTTTTTTAAGAATGCTTCAACTCTTTGTCTTTTATAAATTTCTTTTAATGCTTTTTCTTTATCCATATTTTAAATATAATTCAACCCTTGTTAGTTCTTTTAACAAACCTAGTATTTCGTTTTCAGTTAAATTCACCCGGCCTCGTTTTTTTTTATCTGGCGTGATACAACAATTATAAATAATATATTGCGTTAAATTGTTTCGGTATTTTCTAAAATACAAATAATCGCTTACAGACAACCTTTAATTACATAATCGTTAATGTCAAAAGTTTCGCTACTGTATTCTTTGTATCTTTCAATTCCCTCGGCAACTAATCTTTCCCCTTTTTCATAAAACGATTTGGTGCATTCCCAAATTCCTATGTCTAGGTTTTTTTTATCAATACACAAAAATACAAAATCTTTATAGCTCACGTTAAATAGCTTACAATAAATGTAAACTTGATTACAATATAGAAAATTATCCGCAGACTTTGAAAAGTTTTTTACATCGATAGTGGTTTTTAAGTCTACGATACCACCATTATTTTTTAGTATGTCGGCCTTGCCTCGAAACGGGAAACCGTTTATATTGCCTATCATCGGCACCTCAAATTTAGATTTACCTATTAAAGACAATGCGGTTTCGTTTTTATATAAAGCGTCACAAAGTCGCTCGGCGTCTTCACGTTCTTTTCTCGTAAACACTAGATTATGATATTTTTTGGCTTCTTTATATTTATTAGTGTTTTTACTAGACACATCTACAAATACGATTTCGTCCATTTTTTCCGGCTCTAAAACCATAGTATGAAATAGCCAACCGTTTCTTAAAGCTTGAGACTCCGGGCTTCCGTATTTTGTAACATAATGATAGGTTTTTAGACTGTCTAACAATAATTTAATACTGCTACTAGACAATGCTACTTTGCCTAAATAACCATAATAAAATTCATCGCTCATCATTGTGTCTAATAAATCGTCAATAGCGTGATCCGTTCCGTCGAGTAATCTAATTGAATTTATCATACGCTTTGTTTTTATTTTTAAGCAAACGTATAATAATATCTTTGTCAGCTATCTCTTGTTTTAATTTATCTATGTCATCGTCAACAAGCGACAACTTTTTTTGTAACGTTTCGATTTCTTTTTCGTAAACGTCTAGCATTATTTCACTATAACTCATAATAATCTTTTAAATAATTAACATTTGGTTTTATACTATCGGCGACACTTTGTCTCCATAGCCATTCTTTTTTACGGTATACCGGATCCGTACACCATTTTTTTATTGCTTTTGAGGTTTCGTTTTCGCCATACGTTTTTTCGTATATTTGAACTTCACGTAATTTTGCAATAATTTTACTTTTGGGATAATCTTTAAATATTTTTTTACTCATCGTTTTCGTTTATAAATTCGCAATTTTCTTTACAATTTGAACATCGTTCTAGTTCTATCATATTTAACCAAGGCGAAGCGCCACAACAATTAGAGATCATAAGTTTACAATTTTTTTAAGTTTATTATTTTCTTCAACTAATCTTTGGTTTTCTTTTTTAATCTTTTCAACCTCTTCTTCAGCTTTTAATTTGTCATTTAAATATTCAGCAAATGATAATTCGTAACCGTATCTTTCAGTTTCTAAAAAATTAGTATGAAATACAATATGTAAATATTTTAACGCAAATTCTTTTAGCTCTTCGTTTTCGGGCTTAGCGTCACGCCACTTTTTTAAAAACGTATTACAATGATTTAACGCATTATAATATTCTAGGTCGACAAGATTTTTAACTTT